CCAAGCCTGTTTCGTAGGTGATATCCCCGAACTCCTTCTCCAACATATCCCACGTCTCATTCTTATTGAAATGCTTGAAAAGCAATATGCGAAAGAACATATCCTCTGGCTCGTATTCTTTACCATTGTAAATCACACGGCTCAACAGGTATTGACTCACACGGTCAAGACAACGATACACGTTGGTGAACTTAAAGTTCCTCAATATGTCGTCATCCGTCCACGGAGCCTGTTCCCCATTGTACTTTCGCCAGAAGATATTCATTCTCTCGCACATCCAATATAGATAGTGAAGGAAGTTATCGTTAGGAGTCGGACTGAAATTATTTTCCTTTCTTGCCATTCTCAAATGTTTCAAACGAGTTCTTTTCAATGTAGTCCGACGCTTTACAGAAAGCCACGAACTCTTCACATAGTTCTGACAGCCCAAAGAAATTGAAAATATGAACACCCAAGTCCCAGACCGGAGCGTCATACGGTTGGTCGTGAAGAACCACACAACCGCCAGCCTCATTTACCTCTTTTCCCTCTCTTTGAGCCTTTTCGAAGTCGTGCATAAAGGTTCTGTGCTTCCGCCACATGCAATCCCCCTTAGGAGGTTCGCCAGACCTGTATGCTATCCGAGCACAATACTCATCCCATTGGTCGTCACGGTAATCATACCTGACATGGAGAATGTTCGTAAACTCACTCTCTCCGCATAAATCCAAGGGACGCAATCGCCATGATACAGTTGTTCCTGCACCATCAATCAAAACTCCATGCCCTGCCTTAGACGTTTCCTTCAAGAAGTAGGATAGACCCTCAGCCTTGCACAGTCGCGACGTCATACTGTCGTAACCTTGCCAGCGTCGGATACCTCCATTCTCATAGAATTTCCCAACGAAAACCATATTGAAGTCCTCGGAGTAAACCCCGACTTCCTTTTCCTTTCCGTCAAGTGTCTTAAACTTGTATGGGCGGAGTTTCATACCTAATGATTCGAGGAACTCGAGGAAGAGGTAAACCCTTGTAGATTTACCGCTCCCCGAGATGCCTTTAACCAATACTATGGATTCCCCGTCAACCATTTACTTCTTCTTTGGAGTTTTCTTTGCGGGTGCAGGTTTGGCGTCCTCAGCCAGTTCCAACGCTGTTACACGTTTCTTGATAGGCTTGTCGTCACCGAACTTGACCATACACTTTTCTTTTCCGTCTCCGGACTTGTACAGGCGAGTGATTTCACCAACAGCGTCCTCGCCTTTCAGGATAACTTTCGAACCTACTTTCAGTCCCGGAATTTCTTCCGATTCTTCGAGGTTCTGACGTTTTGTTTCACGAGGAGTCTTGTCGGCTTTCGCTGACTTCTTTTCCTTCATAGACTTGTCTGATTTAGACGGAGTCTTGCGGTTTTTCTGACGTTCCTCGTACTCTGCCTCAGCCTTTGCCAAGCGTTCTTCCTCTTCCGGAGTCAGTTGTTCTTCTGACTGATAGGTAGAGTTGCGTTTGTTCTGACGTTTCATTGCTGCTTCAGGTGAACCATCCTCAGGGTCTGGGTCGTCATCAGCGGTTTCTTCTTTCTTCGGAGCAGCCTTTTTCGCAGGAACCTTTTTGTCTTCCTTTTTAGGAGCGGACTTCTTGGCGGGAGCAGCCTTTGCAGGTTGTTCTTCGGCTTCACCACCTAACTTGTCAAGGAACTCTTGAGCCACCTTAACTTCCAATTCACTTGAGTTTTCATTCTCAATGATTTCGTTCAACTGTTCAGCAGTGAACTTTCTGTACTTCATACGAAGTGCCAACGCATTGTTTGCCATAATCGTTTTTACTTTATTAGTTAAAATTTTATTTTCAGTGATGTTTTATCACTTATCTCGGTACAAATATAATGTAAATATCTCGAATAAGTTTTGACTTTCTCGCGAAAAATCGAAATTATTTTTTGCCGGAATGACCAAAACCTCCCGCACCTCGTTCTGTATCAGTCATTTCACTGACATCAGAAACTTCGATAATTTCCTCGACTTTCGCATACGGAGCGAAGACAATCTGAGCAACTCTGTCGCCATTTTCGATTGTCTGTGGTTCTGTTGACAGGTTAATCAATGGAACACCTACTTCCCCACGATAGTCAGCGTCAATGGTTCCCGGAGCATTGATTACGGTCAGACCCTGTTTAACAGCGCAACCGCTTCGAGGTCTCACCTGACCCTCGTACCCCTGTTCGATTTCCATGTACAAACCAGTAGGAATGATTTTACGCTCCATCGGAGCCAACGTGATTGAACCCTCGGGAAGATAGGCACGCAAGTCCATACCCGAACTGTCTGGAGTTTTGTACTCCGGCAGAGCATTTGTGCTCTTGTTTACGATTTTCAATTTCATACTTGTAAATGATTAAAATGAATGTTACAACCAATCAAAATTGTTTATAATTGTGATGTCATTATATTTAACGAGAAAATCACCTTTCGAGCCTCGAATTTTGACTTCCTCCTTAGCAGGATTGTTACTTACGACCTCCATTATTGTCCCTTTGTACAGGACTTTGGTATCCCTGTAAAGAATGTACCAACGGTCATAATTTCCCTGAACTCTCCTCTGTTCTTCGTCTTTGTACTGAAACGCTGGAAGACCTTTCTTTCCCCAGAAATTCTTTTCGACGAACTCCGCCACATTATATCCAGGAGTGAATATACTGTCGACGTTGAATTTCACACTCAACTCAATAATCTTCAACCGCTTCTTCTTAGCAATATCCGCTGCAACTGACGCATACGTTCCATTACGATATATAGAGGAACGTAATTTGTGAGTCAGATACTCCAATTGAAGCCGTGTCAAAAACTGTCTGTGGCGCAGTCCTTTGTCCTCACAGGTTTCTTCTCTTACTTTGTCCATAATTACTCAAATTTTTATTTCCACTTTATTATAAAAGAAGCTAATTGGGTCGACCGCACCCCTCAAAACTTCTTCGAGATATTCCAAATCAATGTTTCCAGGGTCTATTCCTGGCTTCCTAATCGCTGTCACGTACACACGGTCAAACAGTTCCTTCATCTTTAATGCCGACTCTTTGCTCTCGTTTATAGTTCCAAAATCGTACAGGAGTATGACGTTCTTGATACCTTTCTTGAGCATCATGTTAATCTGTCCTTGACCGATATTATTCCCGAACGTGAAGCAACACTTGATGTCGTCAAGATGTTGAAGTCCTAAGAGGTTGTCGATGTTCACTTTGTCAAAGATACCCTCAACGATGATGACTGTTTCAGTCTTCCCCTCTATCAACTCATCGCAACCCCCTAACAAGTCTTGAAAGTTGTTCTCGGAGTTCCTGTAACGTAACACCAAGTCAGCCTCATGACGCTTGTATGCCTCAAGATTTTCTTTGTGCCATTCCTTCGAATACCTACTGCGTGCCCACCACGCCACACACACTCCATTGACTTTCATCTTAAAGATGATGAAGTTCTTCAACTTCGCTTCCAACGGTGTATTAGTATAGGATGGCTCGAACTCCGCATAGTGTTCAGGTCGGAACCCACGATTATTCAGGTACTCATCATCCACAAGCGGTTTCAGCCGTAACGGAAGAGTAACAGGCTTTAATTCTTCTTCCTGCACCTGTTCTGCATCACCCTTCATCCACTTCGATGTCTCCCCCTGAATATCACCTATCTTCGGACAGTTCTCAAGTTCATTCGGCTTGACTGTATAGGAGCGTTTCGCGAGGTCTGTTCTACCGAGTTTCTTAAGGAACTCATAGACGGACACTTTACGAGGACACTTCCAACAGTGGAACGTCGCCACGCCATTCATGTTGAAGATGATACCCCACTTCCCTGCTTTCCCGCAGAAAGGACAGTCCATATCCTTATTCGTGAGCCACCCCTGTGAACCAAATGGCGTGAGATTGAAATCAGCGATTATCTGTTCCTTATCGTACCGCATAACAAAATTATTTCTTGCGAGGTACAGGCTTCCTCGTTGTCTTCGGGGTTTCCTGTGCACCCTTGTTTGCTAAATATTCCTTGAGCGACTGTTTAGTCTGTCGCTTATTCAACGTCTCTTGTGGCTCCTGTGCAGCCGTTTCACCCTCGCCAACTACCTTTGTTCCGTACACTCCTGGTGCTATCTCTACTCGCTCCTTCTTCTCCCCAACGGCTGCTTCTCCGTTACCTTTACGGCTGCGACGGCTCTCAAGCCTGTCAAGAGCCGACATATCCAACACCTGCTCAACGATTGTTGAACGTGATATATCGTAGAAGAAGCCGTTCTCGTAATTAGTAGGAATTCGAATGATGATACCATTGTTTCGGTAGTTTCGTAACTTATCACAATAGATACGAGCCATGTTCTGTTTGCCCTCTTCAATTGTAATGTTACCTGTAAACACGAACGAGAATGGCTTGATAAGTGTGCGGTCACCCTCTGTATTCTGGCGAGTGATTACCCGTGTCGGGTCGTTCCATACTTCAATAGGAACGTCTCCCGTCTGGGTCGCTGTAATTACGGCACAGTCGTATTTCTTCGCGATATCCTTTAATCGCTGGGCACACTTCTGTAACCTGTATTTGATGAAGTTCGGGTCGAAGTCAATCTTCTTGTTTTCCCCTGTCAATAACAGGTCAATAGAGTCGACTGTAACCAAGTCAGGATAATACCCATACTCTTTCTTATAGTCCTCTATCGCAGCCACCAAGTCGGCTATCGTCATGTCCATCATCTCTTCAGAAGCGTACACGTCAATATCACTGTTCACTGTTTGTGCCCTCTTGATGAGTGCTGAGATACGTTGTCGGGTCTCATCGCTGACATCACCCCTCATGATTTTCGCATAGGTAGTGTTCGCCAACATTTGGTCAAACTTAACAACCGCCTCATCACGACCACCCTCTAACTGAAAGTGAAGACAGTGATTGTGAGCGATTGATGTATTATACCAAGAAAAGTATTTAAGAGCCGTGGATTTACCAACACCGGAACGCATGATTAGGAGAACGGTATCCTGGCGAGGAATTCCCCCATCAGTAATTTCGTCAATCGTTGATATTCCTGTCGGTATCTTTGCCCGACGTGTTTCATCCTCGGCTTTCATTTGTGCCGTTCCTATGTTACGATAGAAATCCCTGTACACCCGTACAAACTTTCCTCGGAACTTATCTAAGGAAAAAGCGTTTATTTCCGCCATTCTTTTCTCAAGAAGAAGCATCGCTTCCTCTGGCTTCCCTTCATTATACATATCCGACACTTCGTGCTGAGTAGCGACAAATGTCTGACGTCTAATAAAGGTTTCCAATTGCCGTGTCATAGGTTCCACCTCTGGAAGTTTAATTCCCTTGACCTCAGCAATCTTCTTTGAAACTTCCTCGTTGTTAGGGAAGGTCATTTCCACCATACCAAACGTCGCCAGATTACCCGTTTTCTTCATCGTGTCTGCCAACACTTTCAGCATCGCTTTACAACCTCCCAATTCTCGGGGAAAGTTACTTAAATCGAGATTATCTACGACCAACTCCGCAAACTGTTTGTTTGCGAAAGCCAATCTTAACATCTCTTCCACGAAATTCGGGCTGA